CAGGGGGGGAGTGGCGGGCGAAGAAGCAGCCGTTCCCGGAGCTACCAATTTTATGGGCGTGCCGCGCTTTCCGCCGACCGCAGTCGACACGCTCGACGAGCCGAAGATCTTCGAGCCGGCACAGGTTCAGGACTACAGCGGCTGGCTGATTGACTACAGACGTTATCACGATCTTTGGGTAGCTGATAACAAGAAAGCCGGCATCTACGTCAACACAAAGTAAGGAGTTGAACACATGCTATTGCAACACAACAACGTCTTTCGAGAGACAGACGACGTGCGCAAAATCGAAGAACTGAAAGAACTCGGCTATGTCGAAGTCAAAGCAGTCAAACTCGACAAAGCGCGCGACTTTTCGAAGATGAGCAAGAGCGAACTGCAGAAAGAAGCAGACGCGCTCGGCTTTGAAACGAAAGGCCTGACGAAAGGCGAACTCAAAGAACTACTGGAGGGTTAAACATGGCACTGACGGCAGAGCAGTTAGAAACAGTCACGAAGCGCGTCAACTTGCTTGTTCCCGAAACTGCTGAAGAAGCAGAACTGACGGAACTGCTGATAAATGACGCGGCAGACTTCGCAGAAGCGTACTGCAACAGGACAGCAGTCGACGACGGCATGCTTTCTGCTGTCGGCGACTATGCGATCATCATGTACAACAGGCGCGGCACAGAAGGCGAGATCGCACGCAACGAAGGCGGAGCGTCTTTGACTTTCGAAGTCGCGCCCGCGAAAGTGTACGACCAGTTGAAGCAGTTCAGACTTGCACGCGTCGGCGGCACAGTTCACGAAAACGCGAGACAGTCAAGCGACGACAGCGACGACGTCGACTTCGTGATAGGTGGTGTCGAAGCATGAGACTGCAGACAACACGCTTGAAAGAATACACAGTGCGCCCGAAGCAAGTCACGAAAGACGCAGAGGGCGTGCCGTCTGTCTCATACGAAGACGGCTTCAAAGTAAAAGGCTACTTATGGAAAGCAGAAAGCAGAGCGCAGATAGAACGCTACGGCAACGTCATCGAGAACGTCTCAAACTTGCGCATAAACGGGCGTTGGAACGTCGGACTGTTCGACGGTGTGCTCGGCGCACAAAACACGCGCACAGACGAGATTATACGGCTTGGCGACGGCGTCAACGTTTACACAGCTGACGCGCCTGACTTCGTTGTGCGCTCGCTGACTGCATACAGATGTTTGCTTCTGGAGATCGAGCATGTCAAATAAAGTATCAATCAAACAACTCGGCGCAGACCTCGACAGCATCGTCGAAGCAGTCGAAGACGAACGCTACTTCTATCAAGCACTGACTTTCGTCAGAGCTGCAGCGCAAGGACTTGCACGCGGCGGCGAAAGCGGACACTTGAAGCAGAGCATCGAAGCGACAGTCGAACAGACTGCAGACGGGCTCGTCGGTCATGTCGGCAGCGACAGCGACTATGCAATGTATGTCGAATTCGGAACTGGCCCACGCGGCGAAGCGCATCACGAAAACACTTCGCCCGACTTCGAAGTCACATACACAACAGCGCCGTGGTACGTACACGAAAGCATGCTTGACACGAACGACGCAGAAGCAATGGCACAGCGCTATCACTGGCTGAAGATAACGAACGACGGCGGCACTTTCTACAGAATAAACGGAAGTGCCGCGCACCCGTTCTTATATCCCGCGCTGAAAGACAACGAAGACGTCGTCGTCAACATACTGCGCGGCGGTTGGGAAAGAGCGATAAGGAGAACAACAAAATGATAAATGTCAAAGATCAGGTCTACAGCGCACTGCTGCGCGTGAGCGAAAACGCCTCTGACATGTTCCCGCTTGTAGAGCCACGCGACAGTGAACTGCCTATTGTCGTGTACTGCGAAGAAGCGAATAACGTCTATCAGAAGACAGACGACACAGAGCAACTTGCAACACTTCGTTATCGCGTCGACATCTTCGACAAGAAGAGCACAAGCGAGACAGCGCAGCAAGTCGACGCTGAACTGTCTGCGCTCGGTCTGACGCGTGACGAGTGTTATGACGTGCAAGACGCGACTGACTACAGACACAAGTGCATGCGCTACAGCGGAATCATCGACGTGGAAACAGAGCAAATGTACTGGACAAACAACAGATAGAAAGGAGATAAAACCATGCTTATCAATGGTACAAAACTCGGCTATAAAACGGGAAGCGGCAGTGCTTACACAGATATACCAGGACTGAAAGAAGTACCTGACATGGGCGAAGAGCCGGAACTCGTTGACAACACAGCGCTGACAGACGCGATCGTTCACAACGAGATCGGCATCGGTGATGCTGGCTCAATGGACTATGTCTTCAGATTTGACAACAGCGGCGCGCAGTCGAACTACAGACTGTGCAAAGCACTCGACGGCACAGCGACGGACTTCGAACAGTCTTTCAATGACGGAACGAAGTTCCACTTCACAGCGATCCCGTCAATCAGAGTGAACGGCGGCGGCGTAAACGACCCGGCAGAATTCACAATGACGCTTGCGCTGCAGTCTGACATCACAGTTGTCAATCCCGTATAAGTAAACGAAAAGGAGAGGACAGATGGAAGAAAAGACATTAGATGCAATGCTCAACGAAGAAGCAATCAAGCCTGACGCTGAAGCGGTAAACGCAAAGCGCCCTTGGGTAGAGTGGACAGTCGGCGGCAACACTTACAAGCTGAAGCTGACAGCGAGCATGGTGAAGATGCTTGAAAGAAGTTTCAAACAGTCACTTCCCATGGCTGTCATCGGCGAAGAAGGCGTGCCGCCGATAAATGTCGTACTTGAAGTCATTCAAGGCGCGATGCAGAAGTATCAGCACGGCATGAACGGCGCAAAGATCGAAGCATTGTATGACGCTTACATTGACGAGGGTCATACACTTTATGACGCACTTGCAGACGTTGTATATCCTCTGCTTGTCGACATGGGTTTTTTTACGAAAACGACGGGCGAAGAGATAACAGCGGGACTGAAAGCAACTATGGCAATGTAAGCGAGTTCATTGACGCGCTATATCCAGTCGCGCTTCAAAGGGGCATGAGCACAGACACGTTTTGGAACTCTTCAGTCAGCGACGTGCTCGACTTTCTCGACGCGTGCGCAAAGAAAGACGAAGCAGACTTCAAACGTGACATCTGGCTACGCTTCATGCAAGCGCGAGTTACATCTGCATATGTCGCGCAGTCGTTCGGCGGCAAGTCTGACGACACGCTTGAACCTTGGGACTTTTTTCCCGAACTGTTCAGCGAAGAGCAGCAGCAATTCGAAGAGCAGAAAGAAAACGAGCGTCAGGCGTTTTACATCGAGCAAATGCGCGTGAAAGCAGACGAATGGAACAAGCGCAGAAAGTAGGCTTATATGGCAGATAAAAACACAATCTACAAAGCCGAAGTCAAAGTCGAACTTGACAGCAAAGACCTGAAAAAAGGCGTCAAAGAAGCGCAGAAAGAGACGCAAAAGCTCGAAGACGAAGAAGTCAAAATTCCTGTCGACGACAAAGAAACGACTTCTTTCTTGAAGAAGCTAAAGAAAATGCGTGAAAGTCTGCGTTCTTTTGCATTTGACGCAAAGAGCAACGCGGGTCTGATACGCATGACGCCCGAAGCAAAAGAACTGTACAGCAACTGGCTTCGCGCGTCTGAAACAGTCGAAAGATACAAAGACGCACTTGCTCGCGCAGAAGCGATCGACCCGAACAGCGAAGCAGTCGAAGAACTTCGCGAAGGGCTCGCGCAAGCGGAGTACGAAGCAGAAGAACTCGCGGCTGATTTAAAATCAATGCCGACGTTCGGTAGGCTCGGACTGTTCGAAGACACAAAAGAGCCGTCATTCGTGCGCAATATGAAAGCATACATGTCAGAGCTGCACACGCGTGCGACAATGGCCGCGCGCGGCGTTCGCGACGGCTTTGTCGAAGCAGCAGACGAAGCGGGCGTGCATTTTCCGAAGCGCATGCGCGACATCATGCGCAGCGTGAACGAAGCGACGACATCAGTCAAACGTTTTGCAAAAGGAATCAAGAACGACCTTGTCAAAGCGGGACGCGCGGCTATCGGCAAATTAAGTCAGAAGTTCAACGAACTGCGCGGCA